CAATTGCCTCCTCCCACACCTGGTCGGAAATTGCCGCCGCCGTGGGGGGCGTTGTGTAGGAGGCCGAAGCCAGCCGGCTACTGATTGTTGCGTTGACGTTATCGACCAGCAATTTGCCGATCGATCCGACTGTGGTCAACGCGCTGGTGAGCGCGTCCCAGATCGCTTGTACGGCACTTGCCGCAAGGGTAACGCCCGCCGTCACGCTCGCGACACTTCCGGTCAGGTTGCCCGTGAACGTAGTGGTAAGCGCGGTTGTGACCGTCGTCGCGGCATTTGTTCCGGCGATGAACAATCCACCGGAGGCGCCCGCCGTTGCATTGGGAATGCTGTTGACCGTGCCGACTGGGGCCGCCACATCGAACCATTTCTTGAACGCCGCCGCGATTTGCCCAGCCGTCTCAGTCAGGGCCGTGTTGAGAATTGCCTTAAGGCTGACATCGATGAGGCCGTTGCCGGGCTGATTGATTTGCCCCGCTCCCGTCCCTCTGGTATAGAGCCCGCCCGCTGCTTCAGCCGCCGCGTTGGGGAGGGCCGTCAATCCCATGCGCACCGCATCCGACCAGTCCGGGATAATCTTCGCAGAAGCATTGCCGTAGGTGTAGATCGTGATCCATTGGTCTTCGATGGCCTTGGTGGCGCTATCGACGATCTGTACGTTGATTTCAGCGGCGGATAATTCCGTGGCGGTAAGCGTCAATGTCCAGCCGACGGAGCCCGTCCCACCCGTTGCCGAGGGATTATTGGTCGTGTTGGCGAAATTGCCGCCATCCTTGGATATCTTCGTGTCGCCCGTGGCCGGCGTCCAATCGGCGGTCGCTGCCAAGTCCACAACGCCGCGCTTGACCACCGGAAACCGGAAAGTGGTCTGTGTATTATATTTGGCGAGGAAGAATGCCGACATTTAATGCATTCCCCGATTCATGCCGCGAAACCCATGCCGCTCCAGCATCGGATAGGTCACGGTAGCGGCGGCGCTTTGAAGTTCCCAGGCTCCAATATCGGCGGTTCCATTGACCGCCTGGCCGATGATATCGACCGACGATCCGGTGCCGTTGTCCTTGAGCTTGGCGCTCGTGCTCTTGACCCGAAAATCAGCGGTGGCGCTTTCCCATTCGGTGGCGCCAACCAAACTGTTCTGCCGGGCCGTCGCGGGAAGCCCACCAACAGCCTTGTCCGTCGCGTTGTTGTTGCCGGAAAGCGTCCCGTCCGCGTCGGTGCCATGACGGGCAACGGCGGTGTTCGTGATGGTCCAGGTGCCGTAATCCTGATGAATCCCAACTGCACCGCCGGCGTCCAAATCTATGATCGTGGTTTTGTCGATCGTGCCGCCGCCGGACGAAATCTCGACCCCGTTGTTGCTGCCCGTTGTCACTAGGGATCGCTTGAGATCGCCTTTGCGAAGCCGGATACCTTTTGTCGAGTCCGCTTTAACGATGCAGCTATCGACGGTGAGCGTGTTGCCGCTGTCCGTCGTTTCGATGACATAGCCGTATCCGGAGCTTTTGCGAAGCTGAAGGTCCTTGATCGTCCCGTTTGTCACCGACACCGAAATCGTGCTGTCGGAGGTCGTGGTCAAATCGACGAAGGCGCCCTTGGTGCTGTCGTAGATCAGCGGGTTACTGGCCGCGCTGGCGTGTTCGCGGAAGCTGGCGCTCGTATTGGCCCGCAACACCCATCCGTTGCCGTTCTCATCGAAGCCGGTCAAATCCTGCTGTGTCGTGACCGACAGGCCGGCGATGAGAACCAGGCCCTCTTGGATAGCGGAGAACGGATCGATGGTCTGGAGATACGCATTCCAGTCATCGATATCGGTCTGGTCGCCTCCGGAGCCGATGGTTCGCGTGGCCATCAGCGCACCGGCTTGAGATCGATGGAGAACAATCCGATATTCGCCGCCGCCGGATGCTTCTCCATGTGCGTAGCGATGAACGCCTGAGCGTTGGGCAGATTGACCGTAGCCGGGATGTTGACGATGTCCTTGGCCGTCCACCAGCGAATGCGTTGATGTTCATCCACCGAGAACGGGCTTTTGGCTTTCAGCTCGACGAAATCTGCCCTGTCGATCCCCGGCGCCTTCACGAGTTTCCCATACGTCGCCAGCGTCTCGGGGTTCCACGGGTAATTGTCATTCTGAATGGTGATGACATCGCCGCGCTTATAGCGCCGGGCGTCGAACTCAGGGTCCGCCTGAGTTGCCAGCGTCATGTTGAAAAAGAGAAGTTCAGCCATCATGAATAGGCGTCATTCCAGCCGTTGTATTGCTGCGTGACCTCGCCCTGCGGCGTGCGATGGGCGTAGATGCAATGCGCAACCGTGCCGTCTTCCAGGGACTCGAAGCGGTGCCACATGCCGGCTTCGATCAGGAGGTAATGCGGCCCTTCGCAAACACGGTCCACCAGAAGCGTGCCATCGGGCTTTTTCTTGGTGGCGCGCATTTTCCCGCGAAACAGCAGCGTGACATGGTCGAAATTGTGCTCTTCGCCTTCCACCACGCCGCCTTTTTTCAGCAGCTTGTCCATGCCGCTGCCGGTGCCGCGAACCATGATGTTGCCCATAACCCGTTCCATCAGCCGGGCACCACCGTCTCGGAGCCGGCCAGGTTCGGCTGGGGCACGTTGGGATCGGGTCCGCGCAGCTTGAACAGCTCCTCGCCCTGCTTGTTGGCGTGTTCCTTGAGGGCCGCGATCTCCGCGCGCGCCGATTCAAGTTGCCCCTCGCAGATCGCCAAGGCGGTCATCGCCGTGTTGCGCTGCGCCTCGGTCACCTCAATGCTGCGCTTGAGGCGAATGGCCTCCAAGGGAGGGAGATAGTCCGTCGCCTTCATCTTGCCGCGCTTCAAAGGCTGCTTCGGCTGTTCATCGCTCATGTCAGCAATCTCCCATTGGGTTGGAATGAATCGGTAGCCACGGCCCGTCTGGTTGACGATGGGAAAACCCCGCGCGCGCAAGTAGTCGATGGCTTGCTGCACGCTGTTGAAGGCGCTGTCCGGCCCACCATCCGCGTGATCGGCGTAGGCGGTTCTCACCAGCTCGTCTGTCGTGCGAAACCCGCCCTCTGCCGCTCGCAATTCGTTGAGGATACGCGCCATGATCCGTTGCGGCCGACGATGCCGAGCCGGGCGGATCAGATAGCGAGGCGTTGCACGAAGGGGTCGCATTCATTGCATCACCAGCCCGAGGGCATAGCTCTTGAGGCTTCAAATTCACGCATGGCCTTGATGGCCGCGCGGGCGAGCCAGCGATGGCCGTCATGAGCCATAGGCACCATGTCGCAGACAAACTCCACGCCCTCAACACTGGGATGAGGCGATCTCAACTCTGCCGTGGCGAGAGCCAGCGCTACCCGCTCAATCAGTTCAGCCTCCTCGCTCATTGCAGCACCCGACTCTCGCCCGTCCATGTTCCATTGGCGCCCTTCTTGACCGTCATCGTCTTGGGCTGGGACTGAGATTGGACCAGAGTCACGATGGATTGAGCTATCTGTTGGTTTGTCTCGACCATGGCCTGCATGGTCTTGAGGAAGCCGGCGAGCATGTCTTCGGGCTCCGGCCCCTCTTCGGTGGCCTCGCCCTTTTCGGTCATGCGCTTGGCCGCGATGGTGTTGCGCTCGTCTCTCGCTTTGGCCCTGTCGTTGTCTGCGCCCATCATCATCTGCTCGCGCTTCATGCCGTGCTGCTCGCGCGCGAACTCGGTGTCGGCCTGCATTGCCTGCATCTTGATGGCATTGGACTGCTGCTCAGCCATTTGCTTGGCGGCGAGGGCTTCCATTTCCATCTGATGTTGGGCCTGCATCTGCTGCATGGTCATCTGTGACTCGGCTTGTTTCGCCCGCAATGTCATCTGCGTTTCCTGCTGCTTGGCAGCCAGAGTCATCTCGGTTTCCTTCTGCTTCGCCTGAAGGGCCATTTCCTCCGGTGAAGGTTTAGGCTGCTGCGGTTGCGCCGCCTGCTGGCCAAGTTGATCGAGAGCGTCCTCAACCTGTCGCCCAAGCTTGAACACCCGCGCGAAGGACGAATAGATTTTGACCGCCGTCTCCATCGGCATGGCGCCGGCCTGAATCGCCGGGGCAACAGCCTGGAAATACTGCCCCGACCCCTGGACGAACTGCGTCATGGATTGCTGCTGACGCAGAACATCGGCCTGAATGGTCGAGTCCGTCTCGATATCGATCCGGTATCCACGCGGACCGTCCGACTTGATGACGGCCATCACCTCGTCCCAGGTCGGCTGCTTTAGAAGCTCTTCGAGGCCCTGCATCATCTCCGGGGGAGCGGGCGGCTGACCCTGCTGGGGAGGCTGCTGCAAGATTTGCATCTGCTGCTGCGCCGCCTGCTTTTCCTCCTGAGTGGGGAGCTTGATCCCCGTCATGATCGAGAGGGTCTGAGGGGAAAAATGCTCAGCGATGATCTCGGCTTTCAACCGGATCAGGTCGCGGGCCACGCGTTGCACCTCAGCCTGTCGATGCTGAAGCCGGATTGAGCCCCATTGCGCCTTGATCTGCTGGGCACCCAAGGTTTCGTTGGGGTCGGTCTGCCCTCTCATAATGTCAGCAACGCCGGTGATCTCGAAGATTGTCTGCTTGATCTGCTCACGCGCGACATAGAGCTCCCGAAGGACCACAACAGCCTTGTCGATGGGCATCAGCCAGACGGCTTTTTCAATCCCGCCGTCCTTGATGATCTGGTTGAGGTTCTGCGACGCGACCAGCTCGCCGTCCTTGGCATTCGAGAGGTCCATGAACTCGGTGATGTCAGCGGACCGAACGCCGCGCCATCTCAGGACTGCGATGATTCCATTGATGCGCTTGGTCAGCCGGTCCAACTCATCCGCTTGGTCCCGGTACATGTTGAACGGGACCAGCGGAATCGTGTTGTTGGGGTCCTCGATGTCGTAGTACGGACGCGGGCAGGGAAAGAAGTTCTGGAGCTTCAGCGGATCAGGCTCCGACTTGAGCAAGCTCTCCTTATAGGCCGGGCTGAGAAAGTGAACCTGCCGAGTCTCCTTGTCCCAGATTTTCCACACCGTGAAGCGCTTGAATGTATCGGAAACCTTGCGTTCATCCGCCTTGTCCTTACCCTCTGCGATCCAATCGGGGCGGATGTCCTTGGACTTCATGGTGGGGAAGGCTTTGTCGAATTGATCGCGGGTCAGGCGATAGCGGAAGGCAACCCACGGCTTCTCGGACCAACGTCGTCCGGGGCCCATGCGGAAGTCTTTCCAATCGATCTGCTCGCACTCGACCGATTCCCAAACGACCTGGGCTTGATCCCCCTCGCCCTCAATCGCCGGGGTATAGCTGACCACAGGCACGCCGCGACCGACCAGAACGCCGTCATGCACGACGCCCTTCATCACGCAATCGAAGTCGTAGGCATCCAGGGAGTAGGACAGGCAGCGTTCGAGAACCTGTGCGCCCACCTTGGCCACAGGATCATTATCGCTGAAGCGTCGCCGAACGTCCGGCGTCGGGGTCGAGTTGTAGATCGCCGGCTTCAGCGTCTCGATGTTGGTGTAGAGGATATTGAACTGGTTGTTCTTGCGCTTGGCCTCATCGCGATAGCGCTTGTCAGTGTCCTCCGCCGATTTGCGCCAGTCCTCCTCGGTCTTCTCCGAATTGTCGAGGGCTTCCATCCACAGCTTGTAATCGCCCTGAGGGGCCTTACCCGCATCATCCCGGGTCTCGAAGATGCCCGTGTTGGTTTGGGCGTCACTCATCGCTCTCGCGCTCCCGTTCCCGCGTTTCCGTCCAGCGCTTGATGGAGATGGTAGATTTCATGTTGCCGTGTTCGTCGGCATAGACGCCGGGCTTGGGGGGCTGTGGCGCCACCGGCAGCGGCTTGGCATACGGCCGCGACATGCACGCATAGCGCAGCTCGTCCGCCGCGTGATCTTCGCTCTCGGTATCAAGGTCTTCGGGCTTGTCCGTGTCATGCTGCAAGGCGGGCAGCGTGCGAATCAGATTGGTCGATGTGTTGAACAGGAACAGGGCGGGACGCTCGCCGTCGCCCTTGAGCCTGGCTCTCACTTGGTCCCAGCCGCCCACGGCGCCTAAGCGGGCCACGCGGCGGTTATCGCCGTAGCGCCAGCCCCGACACCCCGCTCTCTCGACGCGCTCCATGATCGACGGGCCGCCGTCCTCACTGAACGCGGATGGATCGGCCACGCTGTAGGTGATCTCATCCCCGTTGTCGCGCTCAAGAATGCCAGCAGCGAGTTCCTCCGCCGTGAGCTTGAGGCCGACATTGGGTTGCGAGGCGCCGTACCACTCCCGATAACGCACGAGCGCCCCGCGCGGGATCGTCTGACCGCCCGCGACAAGCTGTTCGTTGGCGATCGCATACCAGCCAACGGAGAACGGCGAGGCCGATCCCCAATCCAGGGCGCGGAAGCGCGTCCAACCCTTGGGAATCTCGAAGGGGCGCAGGACATGCTTGGCAATCGTGAACTCGGGGAAGAACGCGCCCTCGATGGCCGACCAGTCCCCCTCCAGCCACGCACGCACCAACTCCGGCGAGCCCGACATCTGGAGGTTCGCCACGTATTCCGAACCGAGATAACGGTTATCGGTCAGGCGTGAGGGGATGAATACCCGCTGCTTGACCGTGATCTCGCCCGTGAATGGATTCTTGAATTCGGTCGGAATGAGCTTCCAGCCCATCGGCGCGGGGTCGATGTAGCGGCTCTTGACCCATGTGTGCCCCGGCCCTCCCGGGTTGCCCGTGGCCCTGAATCCGCACGGCACGCCGACACCCGATCGCAGTGTGGCCATCAGCTTCATGATCGGCTTGGAATCGGGGAACGTGCCCAGCTCTTCCGGGTACACACGGGTATAGCTGTGGCCCTGGTAGGCATCCGCGTCCGCATCGCGTTCGAGATAGGCAAAGCGCAACCGCGCGCCGTTGGGCATGCGGCAGTATTTTTCCTGGTCATGGAATTTTGCGCCCAGCAGCGTGAACAGGCTGCGCGCGCGCTCCCATGTCTCCATCAGCTGGGTTCGCTCGCGGCGGATCATCAGGCCGATGGCATCCTTGCCGTATAGGTCTGAGTGCGACAACCAGTCTCCAAGCATGCCGTCTGTCTTACCGCCACCTCGGGCACCGCCGAAGAATACCTCGAACACAGGACACGTCAGCAGAGCCGTCTGCGGCCCCGCCTGTGGCTCCCAGAGGATTACTGGAGCGTCGGGCTGCCGTGCTCGCTCGCCCATTCCTCGGCCTTCTGTGCAGCCTCAGGCACGCGGACCACGTAGCGGGTGACCTCGCCGCTGTGCTCCATGGCCGAGAGGTCGGGGGTGGTCTTGCGCAACAGGCCGAGCGCGGCCGTGACCTGAGAAGCGTCAAGTTTGACCTTGCCGTTCACGTGATCGGTCAGCCGATTAATGAGCTGACTGGTCTGGATTTTGTCGCGGATGTATTGCGGGTCGAATTTGGTCTTGCGCGCTGCCATGAATCGTGTTTACGCGACAAGCTTTGAAGGATCAACAGGCAGTTTGCGCGCGGGGATGAAATCTTCG